TCACGGCCGCTCATTTGACTGCGTTTATAGGCCGCGTCACCAGCATCAGCAAGTACGTTTGCACCTTGTTGAAGAATGTTGGCACCAAACTGTGCAATGTTTGCACCTCCGGTTTGCATTGCAGGGTTAAATTGTGAAACAACTGGCCCCATGGACTGGGGCAATCCCTTAAGTTGTGAGAGGAATGCAGCAGCTTTATCAATTGCAGCCATGTTATTAATTAAATAAAAAAGGGGCAGACCTTGCTACCCCTCATTCTACGTTTAGTTAATTTCCTAATAAATGGCGTTTATTCGATTTCCTGATAAACGTGGCTTAATCGGATTTTTTCCGATTATCACTCCATCACCAGGAGCTTCTGACGGAACACTTCAGGATTGGCTGAAGCTTGGTTCAGATAACGCCAGGCGTTAGCGGGGTCGCGGTCGGCCAGGGAGCCAAAGCTCTCCCAGAAGGCAGCGGGGTTACCCTGGGGCTGCGGTTGCGGGGGAACAGGCATCTGAGGGCGCTGAGGAGCAGCTGCAGGGGCTGCGCCGGCAGGGCGGACAAACTGCTGGCCCACTTGCTGACCATAGGCAGGAGCGTCATCGGGGATGGGATAAGGGCCATTCTCACCGAAGAACTCACAAGTATAATCCGCCAGGACGTCAGGGTTGGTCAGAATCGTCTCGTAAGCCTGATGCTCAACAGACATCTCCTGAAGAAGGTTCACGGCCTGCACCAGTTGGGCGTTGGTCGTGATCAGAGCATCTTCAATGTTGCAAGCGTAGTTGTTGAGAACAGCGGGAGCGTCAGCACCAAAATAATCAATAACCTGCAGGCTGGCGTCACTTACCCCGTTTGCGCGGAGCTGGTTTGCTGTAATTGCCTGCGAGGTTTGGGAATAGTTGTTGGAGTAAGCCGGGTTGCTGTTGATCCCAGGCGTATAGGTCTGCGTCCCCTGGTTGCTGTACTGAGTTGGTGCCACCGGGGAACTGTAATTGGCCGGGACGGTTTGAGGCGTCGCGGTCGATTGTTGACCCTGGAATGGGAATTGGACGGGCGAACTCAGGAGCCCCACCAGGCTGTTGAACGCCGACTTGTACGGGTTGTCCGCTTGGGGCGCTTGTGGGGCTGCCTGGTAGGCTTGGGGGTACGACGGAGTAGGGCTGTATTGGGGCTGTGGGACCCCCATCTGGGCCTGCATTTGCGGGGCTGGGGCCACCGCTGTTTGGTAGGGAGCGACCCATTGCGAAGTTGTCGCTACCGCCGGTGCCTGAGCCGCCGTCTGCTGCATTACTGGAGCCGCGTAGCTGATCGGCTGGGTCTGGGATACTTGGGGTGCCGATTGGGTCGGCATTGCGGTATCGGCCTGCATAGGTTACCTCTTTTTGTAGGCTTTCGAGAGTTCGGTAAAGGAAGGGGGTGAGATCAAGTCTCGGATCCGCAGCCATGGGTAAGTTGGGTTGCTGCGGATGGGGAGTCCTCATTTCTTGATTTACGAGATCAATAAATGTGGCCATTGCTTTCTGTACTTCTCCCACCATCCGGAACGGGAACCCACTGAGCATGCCAGCAACTTCGTCGTCCGTTTTTGAAGGGAACAAATACTTCAGTGCTTCTATGCTATCAACACCTAACTCCTGCAAGTTTCGAGTAAAGATTGATTGGTTAAGTTTGTCTTGAGTTGTATCTTCATATACAGGTCCCATCCAGCGCCAGCAAACAGTCCGGTCGCCATCTGGGGCCAAACCTAAAACACCCGGTGGGATTGTTTTTGTCTGTACAGCAGTGTCAACTGCTTTCTGAAGTTTCTTCTCGTACAGTGCTTTTTGTTTTTCGTACCTAGCTTCTTGTGCAGGATCTTGCGGGTCTGCAGGGGGTTCAGGATATTTGATGCCTGAAGCGAATGCCAGTGTTTTACGGAAGATTTGTTCTTCCTGGAAAATCATGAGTTCAAGGCAACGGCAAATACCATAAGTGTAAAGTTGCAGGCATTTTTTCTTTGCCGTAGCGCTTACACGTCCATACGCTGATTTAATCTCAGTCGCAGTTACATTGGTAATACTTAAGTCATCAATGCCGCCAAGGGCAAGCCGAATTTCACTGCGAAGTTGTTCAGCATAACGCGCTTGATCGGCGCTAACAGCATTAGGAGTAATGAATGCAACACGATCTGTTGGCTCCAAGTTTGCAATAATGCGTGGCACCCGCAGGCCTGAGCCGGGCCTGCCGTAGTAACCCGGCCTGCGACGGCTTTCGTTGTCCGACTTAAAGGTGGAGGCGGACAAACTAAACTCAGATTGGAAGCCTGATTGACTGGAAATGCTGGGGCGCTGTTCGGCTTCGTTGCCGACTGCCTCGGTAATATCTTGCTTAGGGCGCGAAGACAGAAGCGTGGGGTTACCAAAGAATGAAAGGTTTGCTCGGATGTTTTTGACCATCTCATCGTGAGCGATGATCTGGTTGGAAAGCCACTCAAACTCACCATGCCCCTCAGTACCAAAGGCGTCTGGATTATTAAAAACTTCTACGCATGGGATGAACTCCATGCTGTTGATGCTCTTTGTAACATTGCTTAAATTTGCAAACTCAACAGGGCTGTCAAATGTCAGCTCTTGTTCGCTGTGACACTCTTCAATTTCTGTTGCAGTAATCCGCAACCGCATGTAGCGCTTGTCAGTTGAAAGGCCAATGCCACCAAACCCACGGCTAGATTTGACCTTATAAGAATAAATAATAATTACTTCGTCTAATTCTCCGTCCGGTGAGTAATACGTTCGATACGAATCTTTGTCAAACCAATACAATCGATACGTTTTTTTTGTTGGACGAATATAAAAAAGACCTTTTCCATAGGACAAAAACCTGTCCCACATTGAATCAAGTCGGGCATCAAGCTTGTTGAACTTGATTACTTGCTGAATGAAATCAAACCGCTGCGTGCCAAAGTTGTCTTGGTGCGGATAAAACTCTACGCCTTGCCGAATGCCGAACATGCGCATTTGCGCAAGATGGGCATTGACCAGCATTGTGTCAGCACCTCCATCAGAATCCCTGTTAACAACGGATTTAATGATGTCATCTAGGACGGACTTGTTATCAGACATTCGTTTGGGAGGCGCTTTAGCTATTATGCCTCAATATCGTACCCGGCGTGCAACCTTTTTAAGGTAATTACGTCATCTTCAACTTCGACATCGAAACGTTCGCCAGGGACAAGCCCCATATCGTGGCACAATTCGTCTGGCAGCGGCACGACAGCAGAACCATAAGCGTCCTGGTCAAGCTCGATGATGTAGTAGCCGGTAGACATTGTAAGGTGATTTTATAAGTTTAGGTCCAGAATACTTTATCCCTTACAATCCTGCATACATCAATATTCCAGTTCAAGTTTTCCGCGAGTCATTAATCCGTTACAAAGCCAGACGAGCGCATCTACACAGTCGTCGTGGCCGCTAACACCAAAGTTGATGATTTCGTCTGTCAGCGCCTGGAACTTACGATACTTGTTGAAGACAATTTTGCGCTGCTCGAACAATCCCATAATGCCTCTAAACCGCGCAACTTTATCGCCACGGAATCCTTTGACTGCGTGCCAATTGATGTTGTAAAGCCCGTGTTCCCCTAAACAGATGCGTTTGAAGTCAGCTTCAAGTGATGCTTGGTACGCAACGGCTTCGGACCAAACGTCAACATTGCTGCCCGTAGGGAAATATTGTTTGCCATCTTTATGGGCAATCCCCCACTCATGACACATCTCCATCAAAACTTCAAGCTTTTCTAGGTTCCCCATGACGCGGATCCGTTTGCAATCTATGATGTGAATTTTGCTGCCTACGCGTCCACCAAGCACCATGACCGTGTAATCATTGCGCTCTCGTATGCCAGCGGAGAGGTCGACCCCGATCCCCAAGCTATCAAATTCAGTTGAGATTTGGCCTTTAACAATTAGATCAGGGGAGAGGGAAAGCTCGCTGGTTTGTGCAATTTGATTTTGATACTGAAAACTAAAACTGATAGGTGCTTGACGGCGCCGATCGCTAAGATATTCCAGAGACCACATGTCAGGCCAGTAAGAAATTTCGTCTCCGTTAGCATCAACAGTGATTGCGGATTGAACGATTTGAATCCAGCCATTTTGTGGAGTGAAGGTAGTGCTGTGGATGTCGTCGTGTCTGAACCGAGTGCCGAGGCAGATGGCCCTTCCACCCTCAAACATAGTGGGGACAATGACGGAGTTCCAGTTGTCCTCCATCATTTGCCGAATATCTTTATTTTTGATGTCGTCGCTTGATTTGATGCAGTCGTCGATGATACATAAATGTGAGCGCTTTGAGGTCACGGCGCCCTTGAGGCCGGCGCAACAAACCGTAAACTCTTCTTCACCAGTGGATTTGATGCCTGCAAACTTCCAGTCAATGCTCCAGTATTCATTGGAGTTGATCCCTTTGGCAATTTTTACCATAGGGAAAATTTCTCGGTATGTTTTACTTTCTTCAATAATGCGTTTGATGGCTGCACTCTTGGGTCTAGCAACATCAACCGTATAAGAAATGTAGAGAATCTTTAAAGGTTTTTTGTGAAAAGCGTGGACGCCAATTGCCCAAGCAGTATATAAACCTAAAACTGTACTTTTTGCGCTACCTCTAGGAGCAAGAATGTCAATGTTAGGGCCGCCAATGCCAATCAAACATTCAGTACTATCTTCAGTGCAAAGATAACGGTGCCATTGCTTATGGTGTTCTGCAGGCGGTTTATCTCCTACTACGTCGCAAAAGTACGCAAAATCTGTACGTGCTCGCTCAATGTCAATGCTAGAAGTTTTTTTAACAACCTGCTGTTTAGCTGCTGCCCGCGCAGTCCTGCGATGAACGTTGTAAAGACTTGTGCCGGCCACTCAAAGTTAATCGTATGTTGCCTTCAGCATACAGCACAAGTTTTTAAGTTGCCTTCAGGACTCCTCTTGCAAGATTTTTGTCCACACTGCCATAGATGCTTCTTGCAGTGGGCCTTCAATAGGATCATCGCGAAACACCAAAAGCATTTCACGCAACGCACGATCGGCGCCAGCAAGGATTAGACCTTGCTTATCGGTAAGGTGTTTTTCGTCGTTCAGCTGCTTGATGGTGCCACGTAATTCTTTTTGGAGCATGGCGATCCTGGAAGCGCCCATGTCCTGTTTAATCATGCCAAGATCAATTGCATCCCGCAGCTTTGCAATATCTTGCTGCATGGAGTCAATTTCCATCTCCATGATTCCATTAAAATTCCGTTTCTTAAATTCTTTTGCAGCCCATTCACTGCACTCTACGATGCTGCCGGTAAACCCGAGAAACCGGGAGTACAAGTACATCTGGATAGGTGAAGAAATTTGCTTACAAAAAGAAAGAAAAGATTCGCGGTCTTTTTCAGTTAAAGACTGGAGCCAATCGATCATGCGTGATAAGCGCTTTGCGCCCACTCGTGGTTTCGATTAGCAGCATAGTTCTGTTGCATGATTTGCTGCAAGTCGGTTTTCCGCGTTTCTTCACCAGCGGTTTGCGTGCCTAAACGTTGCTGTTCGCCTTCAGTGGTTGTCGTAGCGCGCTGTTGTTCGCCTTGCGTTGCAATAGTTGCCCTGGTTTCGCCGCCAACAGCTTGTGCTTGTCTAATATCTTGCGTAGTAAAGAACGCCTTATTCTGTTGATCTAGTTGCGACCCAAGGTTCATATTAAGCCGGGATTGTGCGCCGCTGACTTCATTCAACGCAGTTTGCGCCTCCAGGGATTGGGTAGGTTGTTGCGTTACCGTAGGGGCAGGCGGCGGTGGCGCATAAACTACCGAAGGTGAACTAGATCCCATGACAATAACGTTTCCTATTTAGTAGTATAGCAAGAGAAGCAGTGATCAAGCTTGTTGGAAAGTTTGACCGGCAAATTTACGGGCAAAATCTGTGGCAGCTTGTTGTTGTGCTGCAATCCCTAAGGCGCGTCGATATTCTGCGTCAGCAGCAGAAGATGCCTGGCCTTGTTTAGACGCCATAATATTTTGAATGTTGCTGGGAGTTCCTTCCTTAAAGGCTAAAAATTGTTTGCTTGCCGCTAGGTTGCGGGCAGTTGCTTCTGAAGCAGCAGCCGACATGTACGGAAACAAATCGGACATTTGCTGCCGCGTAAGGTTTGCTTGCTGTTGGTACTCAGAAGCACGCTGCGCCTGTAAATCAGGTTGCAGCATTTTCCAAAGACTGTACTGGTCTTTGACGGTTTGGGAAATGCCCGCCATGGGGACGGGGCTGTCAGAAGTCGGACTGGTCCCGGGGGTTGTGCCTGTAGAGGGGCTGGCAGAAGACGGGCTAATCCCAGGGGTTGTGGCCGTATAAGGACCCTTCTGGGTTGGCATAAACGAAGAAGCCCAAGCATTAGGATCAAATCCGCTGCCGTATTTCTTGCTTAAATTAGTTGTTGATGGGGAAACTACGCTTGTGCTTGGGTCAAAAGCCAAGAAAGAGTAGTTAAAAGGATTATCCATACTGATATTGTGCTGCTAAAGCTTGCCCCATTTGTGAGGCAGCGTTAAGACCCATTTGCTGTGCAGTTTGAGCGCCGCCCAGCATTAATTGTGCATTGGTGGCAATGTTAGCGCGAATTTGAGCAGCAGCTAAATTGCGTTGCATTTCATCTTTTTTGGCTTGGCTCATGATTGGGTATATGGCTTGTGCAGTTTTGACTGCTTCGGCGCGGTCTTGTTCTGCTTGTAGCCATTCATTGGCGCGGGCAACAGCGGGAGCACCTGAAATAATGTCGCTCCAGCCTAAAGGTTTGTTTTGAGCTTGAACATCAGCGGGAACTGCTACGTCTGGCCTCATTGCGCCAGGTTGTTGCGTTGTTGCATAAGTTGTACCGGCACCTACTGCGGCTTTAGCACCCCCTCCAATAAGTCCGGTAGTACCTGCGGCAAGAGGACCTGCAAGTGCTGGAAGTGTTTGGCCAACTACTAAAGCCCCAAGTCCTCCTACCCCAGCGGCAGTGAGGGGTGCAACAGGACCGCCTGCTAATTTCATTAAAGCCCCGGTGCCACTGCTAAGTGCTTGCTGTCCAATTCCTGTTTCAGCTAACTTAGTGCCTGCATAACGTGCAACTCCTCCGCCAGCGGCGCCTAATCCTACCCCAAGACCCCCGCCAAGTGCCGTGGCACCTAAGACTTGTAAAGGATTTTGACCTTGTCGAGCGGCGCTGGTACCGGCTTGATAAGCGCCTATTGCAGCAGGAATCCCATACTGCAATACTTTACCGCCAACATCAAACAAACCCATGATTTAAATCCTCTTAATAGATATTTTAGTGGTAATAAGCTTAACCAAACATGCCTGCAATCGGACCGAGCGCTAAACTAGCACCGCCAGTAAAGGGTGCTGCCAATGTGCCGACCGCTGTCCCGAGCGCTCCCCATGGGCTCTTGGATCCTTGAATAGTGTAAGGTTGCTGTTGTTGAGGATAAACAACAGTGAAATCGCCGCTACTTTGTACACCGCCGCCACTGAGCCCGCCACCTCGGTTACCATAATAACCAAAATCGTTATCTCTATTTTTGCCCCATTTTTCTAGTGCGTCGCCTGCCATGCGCATTCCTTGGCCAAACTTATCTCCAAAACTCGGGGAACTTTTTTCCGAAGAAGATGAACCCCACTCAATTTTTGAAGCATCTGTGCTGTAAGGATCAAAACCAAATTGATCTTGAAAACTTTTATAGGGATCAAACCCGCTATCAGGTTTAAAAACGCCAGAGTAATCAGGAGAAGCCATTTACTTAACGTACGGAGTGAGTTGTTGCCAGCTACGCGCTTCAGGCTGGCCTAAAGCTGCACTAGCTTGCTCTAAAGAACCGTGTTTGTGCTTTAAGTATTCTACAGGGTTTTCTTTTTTAAGTCGACGTTCTGCAGATTTTTGAAAAAGTTTTTTAGCAACGTGGCCAATAGTTGCTGCGGTTGCTGCACCTGCAAGCAAAATAGCAGGGTCAGTGTACTCACCTAATTTTGTTGCAAGTTTTACGCCTAATCCTTGTTCACTGCTTATCTTTGTTTTTGCAAACCCAGGGTACTGACCCTGCGAAAGGTCATATACACCTTGAACATCGGGTTGGGCTGTTTCAATTTTTAATTTTGGTGTAGCAGCGTGCGTTAATGCTTTGATTGCTCCAAGTCCAGCAGCCGTTCCTAAGGCAGCACTGGCGGTAATTGGTACGCCTTTCAATCTAATTTCTGGATCATTTAATCCACGTGCAGTCCCACGTACGACTCCTCCCAGTGCAGAAAAAGATTGAGCCTCAGGATCAATAATAATGTTTTTTCCGGCTTCTGGTTTTAAGTTTTCATAACGGCGATACTGGGAATAAGTAGAAGGTGCTACGTCCGGACGTTCTTGCTTGAACTCAGAATAAGGAAGTAATTGGCCGCGCTGACCAAGGCCATAACGCAGAGCAGCTTCCAATGCAACTGAACGGGTTTTGCGCCCGGTAGGGTCTTCTTCTTTCGAAACAGGCGCTACAGCTTTTTGGCCTTTCGGGCGAAGACCGGAGGCGAGCGTTCCTGTTTGGCCGCTCAACATACCAAGGGTTACTGGAACTGCTGCGGCAACTACGGCGCCAGCAAGAGGAGAGCTAAGCCCAAGCCGTGGTCCTACGTGCTGACCAACATCACTCATGAGCCGGTGCATATTTGTGTAACGCCAAATATCCCTGCGAGACGCATTTGTTAAAACATCTGCTGCAACACCTGCAGCTACAGGGGCGCCAGTAGGTACGGAAAACTCTTCCCCACTACTTACTGAGGAGTATTTACCACTGGGGTATACGCCTTGAGCTTGCTTTACACCTGCTGCGGCCTTTACATTTTTTAACTGTTCACCGATTACTTTTGCTGTGGCACCAATATTGCTTTGGTACGAACCCCACGGTTTGCGCTCAATCCCCGTTTGTAACCTACTAACCGCTTGCTGGGCAAACTGTTGAGCTTTAGATAAGCTATTTGTTAGATAATTTGTGTCGATGTTGGGATTCATTATCAGTAGCTAACATTAGGGTTCAGCATGCTGTAAATAGTTTGAAGTTCTGCGCTAGGGTTCTTATGTACAACCGTAGTCGACGGTGCGTGGTAATTCTTGGCCAGTGCTAAATTAATTTCGTTGTTATAGCGTTGCTGCTCCATGTCCGCTTGCATTTTTTGTAGTTCCATTAATTGAGAAACGTGCGGGCTGAATTGTCTGTTTGGTTCAGGTGTAACTACTTGAGAAACAGGTTGTCCTCTACCATGTAATCCCTGGTTAACAGCCTGCGAAACAATTTGTGCACCAGCGCCGCCTAAAATAGAACCAGCACTTTCTGCGGCAATACCAGGAACACCCATTGCCCTCATCCCGCCAGTAATTGGTGAACTTATTAGCGAATGTGCCCCAGAGTGGATAGCAGCTTGCAGAGGCGTTGACGTAGGCTGTTGTCCTAAGACACGTGGGACTGCTTGTGATACTGCTGTGCCCAACGCAGTATCAACAGCTACTTTTGTACCAATGGCTTTTAATGTGTTAGGGTCGGTTAAATATTTTCCAAGTTTTGCACCTGCCATGCGAACGGCTGGACCCATTGAACCTAAAATACTCATGATGTTTGCGTCCCCGATGCACCCGGATATTTAATTCTACTAGAAGCAGTTACAGAACTATCACCAATTCCTTGGCCAGGTTGTTGTGCTTGGAAAGCAGCAATTGTATGTTGATTTATAGCTTGATCTTCAGGAAGTAATGCGCGTGCAACTCCTTGCGCGTACTTGCTTACAAAATCTTTAGCAATAGCTTGATCGCCAGGATTTGAAAAATTTGGCTGATCAGTTAAACCATCAATTTTATGTTGGGTGTCTTGTGCATCTTTTGCGCTAAACACTTGAGAATAAAACTCATGAGAAGGCGGATTTTTTTTTAACTCAGCAACAAATTTATTGCGATACGAAGTGGGATCGGTGTTTGCGGGCGCATTAGGTCCCGTAGTGTTTGCAGAAACACTATCCTTATTACGTACTGCTTGATCTGCAGGTGAAGAGTAATCCTGAGTAAAAAACGCCATTTACGTTTTACTTGTTTTTGTGTTTACGCAATTTTTTAAGAGTTTTAGCTAGGTTTGCTTGGCGGACAGTAGTTTTGTCGTACTCGTCAGGATTAGCAGTTACTTTGGCAGCAAACGCTGAAACCGACATACCATGCTCTTCTGCTTTTTTGGTAAAAGCACCAGGATGCTTAATGGCGCCTTGGATCCATTTTTTATCTTCAGCCATGATTATTTTTTGTTAAATAAAGATTGAATTTGGTCAATGGCTGCTTTTGAGGTCAGCGTTCCGGTTATTGCGCTATCTACAACTTTTGAAGCAGTAACCGCTACCGGTTCGGTTACGGATGCAGAATACATTTGTACTTTATCTGCTGCAGCCTGAGGGAGAAATTTCTCAGCAAGATGCGTTGCAATAAGTTTTGTTTCGGAGTCCGTAAGATTGCCATCAGACAAAGCTTGCACCGTGAGATGAAAAGCGTCTTGTACTTGTGACCCTTTCCACCCTGACAAGTTTTTTGCCAGTAGGGGGTCAACAACGTCATAAACACGTGCAATGCCTGGGCCGGCTTTAAGAACTGCTTGGGCAATTTTCTGTTTGTTAACCCACTTAGTTGCTTTAGTGATTCCAAGGCCAGCAGCTACGCCAACAACAGGAAAAATAATTGGCTCCAGGAATGTCATGGCCTTTCTTAATTAATTCTAATTTAGCAGCGGCAACTTGTATCAGAACAATGCAGGCTGATGAACTGCGGCTTTAGCTAAAGCTTTTTGCATGGCGGAACGCAGCCCTGTTCCTGGTCGAGAACTCATGTAACGTTCTGTTGCAAGAGCTTCTTCTAACGCTGGCGTGGAGCGGAGTTGTGAGCCCAGTCCGGCGCCAGGGATTGAGAGTTGCTGGGGCCTGGCTTCGTGAACGATGCGAACAGGTGTTGTTGGTGCTTCTTCAGTGCTGCCTGAAAGTGAAGACCCTGTCGGTTCCCCTCCCCAGACAGCAGCGTGTAGCATTGCCCGAGCATAAGCTTGCTCTGGAGAAGTTGCAGTACGGCTGACCGGGGCAGAGCGTAAACCGCGCATGGTGGGAGAAAGTTCTTCTCTTACGTGCATTGGTGCAGCTGAAGGAACTTCTTCCGTTACCCTTTTTGTGTAAAGCAAGCCTTCTGGTGTTACGCGCTCAGGATAAGCTTCGGCTAATGCTGCACGTTGCGTGGGATCAAAAGAAGCTGGATCAATTACATCAGCGGAAATGCCTTTGTAAGGGCGATCACTCTTGCCCATAAGGCGTTGCGGTTCAACTGCTGATCCGCGAATGGGTTTGACAACTTTGTTAGCAATCTGCGCCAGTGCCACATCGTCTGCATGCAAGACTTCGCCGGTGGTTAAATCTTGGTACAAAACAGGAGTTACGTCAGAAACTGCGCCTTCCGAAGTGTAGCCTAAATCAGCAAGGGCTTCCCGACGACGACCAACGCCACCAACTTCGCTTCGCCCAACGCCTCCGCTTGCGCGCATTTTATAGAATTCCAAAGGACTCAAGGTTTTTTCCTCCGGAACGGCTGTCATGCCAACCACTTCTCCGGTGGTTTGACTAATAACAGGCGCTGTTTTTGTACCTTCTAAAATATTTTCAGGAACAGAGAAAAGAATTTGATTTTCTTTGGCAGCCTGCAAGCGTGACTGAGCATCTTTTAATTCTGAATGGGCAGTAACAAGAGATTTACGTGCTGACTGCGGCAGAGAATTAAACAATGCAGCAGTCATTTTTGTAGCCGGTTCAACTCCAAGGTTTTGCAAAATCCCTGCCTTTGTATTGCCGTAAGTGGTTTGCTTCCCGATTAAGTTGTTCTCTAATGCTTGAACTTGTGTTAGGTTCGATCCTTCTCCAGAGCCAACGGCACCAAAAGGCTTAAAGAAAGTTTTTGTTGGTACACTTTCACCACCAGGTAAAGTTACCGCCAAAGGCATTGCTTGCTGAGAGGCTGCTTCAAGGATGGCAGGATCTTGCGTTACATCATATAAACCCAAGGCTTGCTTTAAAAACGTTTTACCAATAGCATTTTCAATTTGCCCTTCTTGTTTTTTTAATGCCCCAAGGCGGTTGGTAGCTTCTTGGAGGCCTGCTTGGCGTCGAAGTTCTGTTTGTTCGCCGGCCTGCTGCATCCACGCTGCTTTACCGCCAAGGTAACCAGCTACTTCGCCCCTTGCCCCCTGCTCCCCTCTGGTCATGGCACGAGGATCAATCATGCTGGAAGCGCCAACAGCTGGTTCATATTCTTCGCCGGTGGTGAGCGATGAAAACCGCCCGGCAGGAAGAACTCCTTGCGAGGCTTGTGTTGCAATAGCAGCTTCGATGTCACGTGCACCGGCAAGGCGTTGTACTTGCGGTTTGGTAAAAAAGCTTGTTACGTCCCTGGCGCCGGAAGTAGCAAATTCTCCAATATCCCTGCCCTCAGTTGGTTCATATGTGTATGGGCGTTCAACGCTAATTGATTCTGGTTGCGCGCCGCCACCGGCAATACGGACAAGACTTTTCCCGCCCAAAGCGCGCCGAGATACTGTCTCGTGACGCATTGGATGCAAAATTGGTTCTGCGGTTGTAAACGTAATTGCTGGAGGCGCAGATGAAGGATCCAGTTTTGCGGTTTGCTCACTGGCGCCGGCTTGTAATTGTGTAGAAGTGTATTGACCACTCCACGGATCAGGAGCTTGGTCAAATAAAGAATATTGGTGCGTAGTTGGGCTGATGGTGGTGCTTGCTTCAGACGGTTGGTAAAGACCTGCCTCCTGAGGGCTTACCCCTACATCCTTTGAACGCAGTGCCAACAACGTCGGATTTAAGCCGGGGATTTCTTTTTGATACGCTTCTTCTTTTCGTGCACGTGCAACATTAAGAAGATTTTCTTTAAACGCTCCGGCATGAGCAGCTTGTACTGCTTCAGAAGGCGCAGAAGTGCGTAAAGGCAGAGCACCGCCTTCGTATTCAGAACGGGGGGCAAAAGTTTGGCTTGAGGTAATTACATCACTTTCTGTGACAGGTTTAACGCCATAGGACTCAGTCGTGGGCGGAAGAGTTGCTTCAGCCGCAGAGCCCGTGGGGGCACCTTTAGCCACTTGGATTTCTTGTGTTGCAACAGGAATTTGATCTTGGTGATAACGTTGCGCGGTAGTAGGCGGAGTGACGTCGCCAGAGTTACGAATTACGTCAGGGTCAACATTGCGGCCTCCCCCAAACCCCCCTAAGAAATCCGAAACGCGGCTACCAATATTTTGGGCGTTTTCCGATATTGAAGTTCCTGCAGTGCGAATTGCTTGCTGCGCCGCTGGATTTCGTGCTAAAGCTACGCCAGCAGCAACCGCACCTGCCGCAAGGGCTGTTTTTCCTAGTGTATTAATCAAAGAGTGCTGTCGATTGTGCTCTGCAACCTCTTGGCCCTCTTCATTTTTAAAATGTTCGCCAGTGAGGGTGGAATCTAGTGTGCCGGCGACTTTTGAAGCACGGTTATCAGGCGTTACTGGCGCATTGAATAGTGAGTTTGGTGCTTTAGTTTCTACTGCAACAGGTTGATCATACAGAATTGAGCCACCAACACGCGTCCCAGGGGCATTAACGCCAGATTTTCCAAAATTTTTAGCGTGCGCATAGGCATGAGGAGCCGCCGCAAGCTTTTCTTCTGCTGTTTCAGGGTATTTATTGCCGGTTGCGCGTGCCCAAAGAGCAAAATCTGCTGGAGAGACGGGCATTTTATGAAAATTTTTCTATATCTTTGATTTTAATCTCTATAAACATGTTTAGCGTTAGGGTAGAAAGATTTTTCCCCTACCGGGCCATAAAAA